TTTCTCCATATCAATTACATCTGCTTCGCCTTCGACAAATTTTTCACAATCTCTACTACTTAAAGCACGTTGGTAACTTTCAAGATACTTACGAAAGAAACCACTCTTCAGACGGCGAAGTTCAATGTTGAGGTATTCCAATATTGCTTCAATTTCCTGTAGTTGGCTGAATCTATGTTCAACTACACCAGGTAATGCCGCACTAGCACGTTCCACATTGCCGTATAATTTGACCTCTTTTCGGGCTTCGATCAGTTCGGCTTCAAAATGCAATACTGCATCAGGAATGTTACTAATGTCTTTAGCAATATCGGTATACCAACCCATTGTTATTCCTCGTCTTCGTCGTAGTAATCTTCTTCCTCAAGATCTTCTGATTCTTCATCCATGTAGTATTCGATGGCAGCATCTAAAACACTGTCAACGCCTGTTGCGGCTTGCATAACACGATCAGTTACACCGTGATCTGCAAGTAAATCTACATAACGTTCTGCTACACTGTCAACGACTTTCTTGTCAACGTAGTCTGCGAAAAGTAACCAGATGTCACCAATTTGTGTTTCATTCAACATTTTCTTCTGTCTCCTCAGGAATGGTAGTTGTTGTTTTAATCAAATGAAATTTATTCATTATCATATCTAATTTATCATCTTTCCATTCTTTTCGGTAGAATTTGAATTCCTCACCGGTCTCTGGGTCAACCCACTTGAGTCTATTGCCTTCTTGTTTTAGCAAGCCGGCTTTCTCGCACATATCGACCATTCCTGAATAAGGATTCATACCTGTTTCATATGGAATTTTAATCTGTACAACTTCAAACGGTTTAGCATAGCGTGTTTTCATAATCTTGCATGACGCACGAATACCCATTACATCTGATACTTTGTTACCGTCCTCATCCTCTTTGAGTTTGAGTTTTTTCATAGCAACAACAATACTAGATGCATAGACAAAGCCTTGTCCGCCACTGATCTTGTCGTCTGGATCAAACATGTCTTGACTTGCATAAGTGTGGTTTGTACAAACCATACCTACGTTATAACTACCAAACATGTTAACACAATTACGAACTAAACTCGTAAGTGCTTTAGGTTTACGGCCCATGTCTCCTTTCATATCACCAGCTTGGAACTGGTTAATGTCAGTAGGGGTAAGCAACATACCCAATGAGTCTATGACAAATAAGACTTTAGGACGTTCACTCATTTCTTTGTACTCTTTCATGAATTCATGAATGGTTTTTGCCACGTCATCAATCATTGCCATGTTGAGCTTAAGAAGTTTTTCTTCGCTAGTGTCTACACCAAGTGCATGTAACCAGCTTTCGTCTAGTGCATTTTCTGTATCAATCAAGATAACATAAATGCCCTGTGCTTGTGCGTTACGCACTAGGTTACCTGAACAGATAAAGCTCTTACCTGCACCAGATTCACCGGCAAATACAGTGACTTTGCCCAGTGGAATACCTTTGTGGAAATCTCCACTGATTAGATAGTTAAGCGTATAATTGCCTGTACTAACCCAATCTGTAGGATCGTTAAATCCTACACCAAGACCGTCAATCGACTTAGTCAAGGTCTTTCTAAATTTCGATAAATCGAAGGCTTTTGTGGCCATAAGTTAATTCTCCTAATTAGATAACCAGGGCGTACAACTAGGTTGCAGAGGCCCTAGCCGTTTACGCTTTTTGACGATTACGAATCATTGCCAAGATGTCTTGGGCACGTGAATCACCGCCTTCAGTTGCTGTTGGAGCACTTGCTTTAGGAGCAGGAGCCGCTTTAGCTACTGGAACATCATCTTCGTCAGCATCGTGTGCAACTGGCGCTGGTGCGCTAGCTTTAGGAGTTGATTTGTTAGGATCGCCAGTGTTTTGGCTCATCCCAGCTGGTTTGAAATACTGTCCCCAACGTTCCATGTCATATGGTTCGCCGTCGACACTTGCTTCAAACATTTCTTTCATAACTTTCAATTCTACTTCGCCTGGTTTCTTAGGCAAAAAGTCTGACAAGTTATACAAGCCGTTAGTCTTAACAGCCGCTTGTTCTGCGTCATTTAGTGGACGTTCACGACGTGCCCAACTTGAAGTTGAGTAGTCAGCATAACCACCTTTTGATGTTTTCTTCATGCGATAGTCTAGGCCATGCACATAATCAGTTGGCAAGTCTTCCAACTCTGGATCCACTAATGCCGCACGGATTGATTGAAAGATCTGTGGACCAATAATGAAACGACGGATTGGATTTTCTGGAATGTCGCTGGCCGCTTCGCCGAGGCCGTCTTCAACAACGAAACCTTGGAAAATGTAGCTACGCTTTTTCCAGTATTTACGACCCATATCTTCCAATGCTGGGTCCTTAAACCAACCGCGAACTTCAGCCAAGATTGGACATGTGTCGCCATACATTTCAACGCATGGTACTTGTACTGTTACTGGTTTGCTTTCTGATTCACCTTTAACGCCTGCGAATGGCAATTTAATCATTGCACGTTCGACCCAGAAAAAAGTGTTGTTGGAGTTACCATCTGGTAAAAATCTAAGTGTAGATTCTCCGCCTTCTTTTAAATTCCAGAACGGATAAATTGATTTATCTCCGCCTGTTTTGTTGTCTGATCCTTTAGATTCAGATGCCTTAAGTTTTGCTCTAATTTCTGCCAAAGTTGCCATAATAGTTCTCCTTTAATATGCCTTTGTTTTGCATTTCTGCGATTTTGTTTGCCTAATTATTTGTATATGATCTACATAAACAAAAAGCGCATACATGTTATTGTATACGCTTTTATTTAGCAGAGCAAGAGAAATCTTGCCTGAAATGTGAGTATTTTACTCGATTACTTGTATTTGACTAAACTTACCAATCGATCAATTTCACTGTAGCTAGTTGACTCTGGTAGCTTCGGTAGCGGTGGTTTTGGCGCTACTGCCGCCGCACTTGCTTTCTTGAAGTCAAATCCTGGCTTGCTTGGATCCATTACTGGAGCTGCCGCTGGGGGTGTGCCTACTTTTGTATATTGTGTTGGATCAAATGGTTTTGCGCCTTGTGCAGGGGAAGACACTGGCGGTTTTCCTAGTTGATCCGGTGCTGTTGGAGCCGTTGGTTTGGCTGGAGCCGTTGGTTTGGCTGGAGCCGCACCTGGTTTGGCCAATTCAGTAGTATAAGGTTTACCCTTCCACATAAATTGTTTTTCACCTTTTGCTCTGGCATCTGCAAATGCTTTACCAAACGGCATATCATCACGATTGGCTTTGGCAGCGCCTCCGGCCGCTGTAGCTGGCCCACCTGGAATTGTTGTTGCTGGATCTGCACCTGGTTTGGTTCCATCTAATGCCGCACTGCCCGCCGCTGGTGCCGCCGCTGGTGCCGCCGCCGGTGCTGCCGCCGGTGCTGTGTTGGCGGTATCAATGGCTGTTTGTGCATCTTTCAATGCCGCTTGTACATCAGCTGGAGGATTTTCATTCTGAGCGTTGATGTTGGCCATGATAGCTTGAATTTGTTTTATGATCTCAGCTTTATCTCCACCAGCCGCAGGTGCTGCCGCAGGCGCATCTGCTTCTAATAGTCTCACAGTATTAAGTAAACGACTCATTGTGTCGTTTAGGCTTTCACCCATAAATCCACCTAAATCTTTACTTGCTTGGATTTCAGCAGGTGTACGTTTTTCGCCAGCCGCAGGTGCTGCCGCAGGTGCCGCGGCTGATGGCATTGCGCCTTGGCCACCAGCAGCCCCGCCCAATGCCTTTAACTTGCCAACTAGGTCTTTTAATTTTGCCATGTCTGCCGCAACTGCCGCATCAGCTTTTGCATTTCCTGCATTTGATTTATCATTCACTGCTTGCTGAGCCGCACTGTCGGCAGCACCTTGGCGACCTAACAAGTTGCGTGTTAAAAAGTCTGCACCAGTAGATTTTGGCATTGTGCCATCCCATTGTTCAATTGGAGGCAGTGCTGGGGGTAATCCAAATCGTTGACGAACAATGTCGTCTTGCGGCGGGTATTGCACTTGTGCTTTGGCATACAATCCTTTGATTTGTTGTAGTGCTGTAGCATAATTTTGTTCTTTGGCGTTTGCTGGCCCAGCCGCTGGAGCGGCGCCAGTTGCAGGTGGTGGAGGTGTACCGGCAGTAGCAGTTGGTGCTGGATCAGCTTCTGCCATGTATTCGCGTAAGCCACGTACACGGGCTAACAATTGTGATTCAGTAATTTTTTGCATAATAGTTCCTTATCTTAATCCTGCAATTTTAAGCATTGCTGTTAGTTCAGCATCTTCATTCATTCCTGGCATCTTGCTCATGATACCTTTCATCATATCTTGTGGGTTCATTTGACCGCCCGGAAATTGTATATTTTGATCGGGCATTTGAGCCTTGCCCATCATGCCTTTCATCATATTTCCTATTTGCCCTTGCATTGCCTGTGGATTACCGGTATCAAATTCTTGATCGCCAAATTTAATCTTTGGCATTTGTTTCATTGCGTCATCGTAACTAGCTGGTTTACCATTAATAGTGCCACTGCTAGTATTTGATTGTGTAATTTTAGCATCTGGATTAGATTTGGCAAAATTTGCCAGCATCTGATTAACATCAACTCCGTTGTGTGAATCTAAAAAGTTTTTCATCATAGAGCTGAAATCGCGCTCGTCACCTGCACTATCTTCGCCTACTGCATGATTATGATTGCCAGCCAACTGTTTAATACGACCTAACTCGCTATCACCATGACTTGGATCCATCTTATCGATCATTTTTAATACTTGCTCTAAGTCACCTTGACTAGCATTTGGAAATTCGCCGTCTTTGAAGCTTTTGACAACTTTAGTCTTAGCTCTTGTTCCGCCGATTGTAAAGTTCTTTTGTTCGCGATTCCAAAAGCCTGCTACACTAGATAACATCTGATGTACACCACTTTGATGTTCATCTGCGTCTTGTTGGTCACCAAACCCACATTCCATAGGAGTTAAACCACACTCGCGCATGGCATCGTGTAGGGTCATTACTTTATGACCAAAGTCCATTTCGTGTTCTAGTGTTGCACCACTTTCTTTAGCTTGGATAAACTTGGCTTTTAATTTTGCCATATTTGGATTGCCAATGCTTTCACGCTCCATGCGATCGTTAAAGTCGTTACGCATACGTTCTTTCTTATCGTGTAATGCCTGTAAACGCTTTTTAGCAGATTCGTCTCCACCATCTGCTTGTTTCTTTAATCTATCTTCGTGTGACTTTTCCAAACTACGACGGTGTTCGGCATCTACGCTATTTGGATTGTACGCTTCTGCTACTGGCGGAGGAACTGGTTGTTCACCTTCTGGTGCTGGAGGAACAGCTCCTGCTTCAGCTCCTGCGTCTGGTGCTGGAGGTGTTGCACTTGCATCTGCTGGAGGTGCTTCTGGTGCTGGAGGTGTTGCACTTGCATCTGCCGCTGGCTCTTCTGGAGGAAGTTCTTCGCCGCCAATTTCTCCATCACCTGCAAAATTCAACTGTGGAAGAATTCTTGCAATGTCTGCATTGTCCTTGGCCATGAAATTTAATTCTTGTTGGATTGCGCTACGTGCATCTAAATCTGGATCTAAATCTTTTACACGATCTAAGAAATCTGGATCATCGATAAGACCTTTTAGGCTGTCGATAATATTGATACCTTCTGGACCACCTTTTAATTCAGTGCTCATAATGTCATTAAATTTTTCAATGGCAGCTTGTTGTGTTGATTTGTTTGGGCTGAATAGCGTGTCCTCGCCGTCTTGTGATAACTCGTCTTCGGCAACAATACTTTCAATAAAACTTTCAAATGCCATTTCTGGATCGTATGATTCTTGCGGCTTACTGTCTGGGATTGGAACGCCACGTCTTTTTAATTCTGCCTCAGCGTCTAGGCCCGTTACCAACAGATCG